CACCGCAAGCAGTTGCAGCATACTGACCTCTCCGCGCTGGAGCGTTTGGGTATCGAGGCCGATTATTACGAGGCTGTAAGGAAGAGGCAGGAGCAGGAGAACGGATTTGCCGAAGAACGTAGCAAAGAGGCCATACAGACAGCCAAAGAGCAGGAAGAAGAGAGGTACAGCACACTGCTTGCAACAGAGAAGCAGAGGTACATCGACGGCAAGATTTCGCTTGCCGAGTACCAGAGCGCAGTGCAGTTGGCCGAACTTGAACATCTGCGTCGAATGACACAGATATTCGAGAAAGGAAGCGATGAATATGTGCAGGCAAATGCACGCTATCAAGACCGCCTTATTGCCGACCAACAGGCAAGACAGCGAGAGAACGAAAGGCTGGAGCGTGAACATTTGAACGAACTTGCAAGGCTGAAGAAGGAGTATTTCGGCAATTCTCCTGCCGAGAATGAAGCACTGCTCAACAAAGACCTTGCTAACCTCAAATTGGTTTACGATGCAGAAATTCTTGCAGCAGGCGACAATGCGGCAGAAAAGTTACGCATTGATGAAGCATACGAACAGGCGAAGTTGGCTCTTCGCCGGAAATACGGTATGCTTGCAGAAGAAGAGAACAAGAATTTTATCCTGCAAAGCGTCGAATGGCTGGAGAGCGACGGGGGAGAAGCACTGACCGGCACGATAGACACGCTTGTTTCGGGAATGTCATCTATCTTCAGCAGTCTTTCTTCAATCATTCAGGCAGAGTTGGAGGTGCAGACAGCAGCCATTGAGAGCAGATACGACAAGGAAATATCAATGGCCGAGGGCAACACCTATAAGGTGAAGAAATTAGAGGAACAGAAAGAAAAGGAGATAGCGAAGCTGAAGAACGAGGCGAACAAGAAGATGTTCGCAATGCAGGTCGTGCAAGCAGTGGCGCAGACTGCACAGAATGCAATATCGGCGTATGGTTCGGCAGCAGCCATTCCTCTTGTCGGTTTTATCCTTGCTCCTATTGCAGCAGCTACAGCGATAGCAGCAGGAGTACTGCAAATAGCGGCCATTAAGAAGCAACAGCAAATATCGCAGTCGCAAGGATATATGCAGGGCGGTTTCACCAAACCGGGCAGGCCCGACGAGGTGGCAGGCGTGGTACACGCAGGTGAATGGGTGGCATCGCAGGCTCTGTTGGCTTCACCAGTTGCACGCCCGATGATTGACGCAATGGACTATGCACAGCGTACCAATACGATTGGTTCTCTTCGTGCCGATGATGTTTCCCGTTCCATTACTGCCCCTATGGTTGCAGCACAGCAACAGCGTGAGGTGCGCGTTATTGTGGAAAGATCCGAGCAGGAGCAGAAGCCCGACACGGAACTTTCCTCTACAATACGCCGTTTGAATGAGCGTTTGGACGAGCCATTCGTTACGATAAACACCATTGAGGGCGATTATGGTATCAAGCAGGCGCAGGACGAGTACGACAAACTGATTAGAAACAAAACACCTAAATCAAGAAGATAATATGCAGATAATTGTTAATGGCAAGCCAGCCTACATAAAGAAAGGCTCTTCGTTTCAGTTCGTGGCCGAGAACAGGCACTTTACAGGTTCGGACTCCTATTCGCTCTCTATTACCTTTCCGCTGAAAGGGTGCAGTGAGAACATTGCAATATTCGGCAATATTCATCGCACGGATGTTGAAAGGGAGCAGGTGAATTTTGACTGCACCATTATAGACAGGAAATTCCGTCGTGAGGGTATTATTACCATTACGAGCATATCGGACAGCGAGGTCAAGACGCAGTTCCTTGAAGGTCGTAGCGTACAGAATTATGATATAAAGTTTGATGAAATTTATATCAATGAATTGCAGCTTGGCTCATATTCTCCGACTCTTACTTCATCGCCATACGATAGTTGGCGTGGTATTGACCGTAGCCAAAATTATGTTGCTCTTCCGTGGGTGAACAACTCCAGCGGTAATGTGCAGAATAAATTGTACAAGGCTTCTACAAGTGCAGATTGGCAATGGGATAGCGAAGTGAAAGGGCTGTCGTATCAACCTTACCTTGTATATATAATAAGGCTTATATGTATTAGACTTGAATATGAGGTTGATATTTCCGAGATAGAAAAGTCGCAATACAAGTACCTCATTATATGCAATGCCTTGCCGTATGCTTGGGAAAATTACTATTGGGAGTCTATTCTGCCTCATTGGACTGTTACGGAGTTCTTCGAGCAGTTGGGCTATCTGCTTGGGGGTGATTTCAGTATCGACCATAAAGCACACAGCATAGTGTTCCGCTTTATTCGCAGTGAACAGGAGAAGATACAGCCTTGCCGTATTGACAAGGTTGTAGATAGTTATTCTGCCGATGTTTCACAGGATAATGCCTGCAAGTACATCGAACAGGTAGGTTTGAGGTATGCGGACTGCGACCACCAAGCATGGAAGAGTTATGTCTGCGATTGGTTCATCAACGAGAACAGGCGTTCCGTGAAGGAATTTCCCGATATGGGAGAATTTGAGTATTATCTTTATCAATATATGGACGACTCGGACGATAGAGGCGGTTATTGGTATGAGGGGAGCGGTAGCGTGCGTGCAATGAACTACATTTTCTATGTAAAAGATGTTGATACCTATTTTGTGGCAAGGTGCTTTTATTGTCGGAAGCGTACAGGCGACTTTACTTGGTGGCAGCAGGAGTATGTGGTTATGCCTATAAATGTTTTCAGAGAGAGAAAAAGCAGTAATGAGAATGGCGAAACCATTGAGCTGAAATGCGTACCTGTATGGCTGGATAATGTAGAGGGCTATAATTGGAGTATATATCTCGACCTGCCGGAGTTTGATGCGTCTGCTTCTGAAGAGAACTATGAGCGCACGAATGACAATAACGGCTGGAACCCGTCAGGGCAACAGATGCCTGTTGTAAATAATCTGCTTGCCGGGGAGAGGGAGAGAAAGACGGAATTCTTCGATAAGATATATCTTGGTTTTTGGACGGGAAATGCACTTACAACATACCTTATGCCGTGTCCGATTATTGATTACATTACAGTCGTCGGTGAGCGTACCTATCATATTAAAGATATGTCGCTTCGTCTTACGAATGGCTATAACAAACAGCAATTCTATACCCTTGAAGAAAATGTCAAATATACTTTCTCCTTCCTTGCAGATGATATACCTAACCCTCGTGCTCTGTTCTATATAAAAGGGCAGAGGTATTTGTGTGAAAAAATAACTGCAACATTCACTGAAAATGGAATGTCGCAGTTATTGAAAGGGGTGTTTTATAAGGTCAGATGATTGCTCTTGAAAGGTCGTTTGCGTGGTTGGCTATGGTAGATTTCAGCACCTTTGCATAGATTTGTGTTGTCTTTACATCTTTATGGCCTAACATACGCGCGACCTTTTCAATAGGTATGTCGTGCGATAGGCTTAATGTCGCGAATGAGTGCCGGGCAACGTGGAATGTTACAGGCTTATTCAGCCCCAATCGCACCTCAATCATATGCAGGCTATCATTCGCTTTTTGGTTGCTTATTTTGGGGAGCCTGAAATTGTACCTTTTCAATACTTCCATTGCAGGTGGTAGTATGGGGGTGAAAAAATTAGTACCTGTTTTCAGTCGAGAGCCGTCAATATAAAATAGGTCGTCTATTTGCTCCGTCATCGTAAAGAAATCAAAGTCCTGCGTATCACAAAAGGCAAGTCCTGTATATGATGCAAAGATGAAGAGGTCGCGTACACGGGCTTCTCTTTGGGGAAGTTCAATTTCTCGCATTTTCTTCAGTTCAATTTCCGATAGAGGCCTGCGCTCTTTGCATTTACCGCGAGGGAACTTTACAATGTCGTAGGGGTCTTTATCTATAAGTCCTCTTTCATAAGCAAGTCTAACGTATAGTTTTACCCTTTTATGATAGTTGTAAACCGCTACATCTGTCCTTGTTCCGTCTTCTCTCAACCACAAATCAAACTCCTTCAGCTTCTTAACGGTGAGGTCGGCCATAG